GCTATCGTCAAAACCAACCCACGCCGCACCTGAGTAAGTGAGCACGGCATCGGTGTCTTTGAGGTAGCAGCACTGCCCTTCTTGCGGTGAGGTTATCGCCGCATCCCGCGCTGCTGCTGAGGCAAACACCAGCACGCCTTGCATAAGGTAGCCGTTAGTGTCTGCGGCAGTTAAAACCTCCCCGGTGGTGAATGTCTTAAAGCCAAGTCCTGCTGCCATATTTCCTCCTTAGTAACTCAGCACACTGGTATCAAGTATGCCATAAAGCGTGCTATTTAGAATGAAACCATCGATTATGGGTTCAAGTGTCGTCATACGAACCCGCCATGAATTCGGTGTTATGTCCATCGACTTACCGAATACTTGCAGGGTCTTGGTCAGGGTTGTAGATCCTGGCTGGTTGGTGGTGATAGTAACTGGATCAAAGTAATCCAAATCTAGGGCCGCAATGATCCCGGCATTGTAGTTAGCCGTGTATAGATCCAGGAGGATTTCGTCACATCTCACGCTTGTTTCAGCTCTTGAGGCTACATAGGCCTGAGCGTAGTTAAGGGCGGTGGCGGTATCCTGCATCAACAAGTTCTGTTGGTTATAGGAATGCAGGAAGTACTTGGCGATACTCGCCGCATTTGACGCGCTCTGAGTAGCCAGGCCCGTAGCCGTAATATTGGCCTCGTTATACACCAGGGTGTCGTTTGTGACCCAGGTGGCGTTGAAATAATCAATCTCCGTGCCGTTATCGTTAAAGACTACTGGGGGCGCAGCTACGCTGGAAGCAGTGAGGTTCCTATCCTGGAAGACGAAGGATCCGGCGGCATCCACATAAAAAGCCCCGAATTCTGTTGTCTCGATTGTCTGACACGCCGCCAAAGCGGTTCTGGCCGTGCCCGGATCTGCCTGAACTGTCGTCAAACCCGGATCTACATCCCTCATGGAATTAGGCCAGGAAATAGCGTCCAGAAGATTATTAATTCTGGCCCCAGTTAGTTGACCTGCGCTAGTGCCTGCCACGGTAGAAATCTGAGCGTTCTGGGCCAATCTGAAGGCATCGACTGCATTTATGACCGTGTAAACAACATCGCCAACGGCCGATTGTGGGGTGGTGGTTGTGTAGGAAGTAATGAATCCGCTAAAGACTGGGTAAGTCACGCCACCATAAGTGGCAGTTATCTGAACCTTACGCATAGGCGTAAGAAGCTGATAATAGGGCCCTGAAATATTCATCGGGTTGAAGTCACCATTTTGATCAACAATGCGCAGGGAAAGCGTGCCCGTCTGGAATTGGTCTGCCTGAGCATTGCGGCCACGCTTGGTGCTGATTGAGTCCACCACATTTGAGACATCCACAATCACTGCGGCAGCATCAGCTAAAACATTTGTTCCTAATATGCCTTGATCCAGAATGAGAGCTTGTGCGAAGCTAGGGCCCGTGCTGAAGTTAATGTAGGCATTAATCACAGGAAGCGTCATGCTGGTAAAGCCCCTGCGTAGGTTGTCAAGTAGCCGCGCCGTGCGATTTCGTTTAAGGCCATTTGAACCGCGTCAACAATGGTGTTCTCATCCGCCATGGATGGCCCTGTATTCACCGTGACAGAAATGGCTCCTGCGGGAACTTGACCTTCGCCTTGACCAGCTCCTCCGCCGGATCCAGCCACATAAATTGGAACTGGAATAACTGGGATGTTTGTGTCTGCGCCAAATATTTCTCCGGCTCTTTTCTGTGAGTCCGTAGTCGTGCCACCGCCTTGCGCTCCAATTGCTCCGCTATTATCTCCAGGCATTAATGGCGAACCGCCCACAAATGGCTTAGTTGCTCCGGCGTTACCAAAGCGTTCCCTGGAGTATTCCAAGGCAGAAAGCCATGTGATGATTCCTCCTGAAGCTTTGCCAGCTGAAGTTGCAAGATATACCAAAGCATCGCCAGCTTTTATTTCAGCATCGACTTTGTCTTTTTGAGCCTTGACCAAGGCATCGTTGGCGGCTTGAGCAGTCTTGCCAGTCTCATCCAGGATGGCTATCTGAGCCCGAATGCGGGCCTTTGTCTCTTCATCAGTCGCCTGGTTCAGAGCTGCATTTAAGCCGATGCGCTCTAGATCAAACTTCTCCTTGAGCTTGTCTAAGGCAGCCTGATCCTTCTTCATCTGAGCTTCTTCTTTTGTAAGCTTATTCTTAGCAGAGAGCATGCTCAGCTCATCAGCTTTGGCCTTTTTTAATTTGAGGGCCGCCGCTTTATCAGCCTCAGCCATATATTTATTTGCCGCTGCGCCACCGAATTGGCGGCGCGCCAACATGTCAGATTTAGCATTAGCTTCGTTAAATTCGCGTGTTTGAGTGAATGGGTTTGTGCCCTTTTTGTTATAGATGAAGAACCCAGCAATTGTAGCCAAACGCGTTAGTTTTACGATTGCGTCACTAATGCCCTGGGCGAAGGCATCAATTCCTTTAAGTGCGCCTTCAAATCCGTTGGCCCCGCCTAATTCAGTCATTGCCTGAAGTAAGCCTTTGCCAATCGTCTCTTTGGCATTTTCGGCTGCAACCGTGAGTTTGTCTAACTTGCCAGCATAAGAGTCTGCGGCAACCGTGGCCTGGCCAGCCGATACCTTAGCGACCTGCTTTAGGATGTCTTCGAAAGACATTGCTGCCAGTTGAGTCTTGCTTAAACCTAAGCCGTATTTGAGAAGGCCACGCGTATTTCCCGCATAGGCCTTGGATAAGTCAGCAGCTACTGAGACGACATCGCCGCCACTGAGCGCACTAAGATCTAGCGCAGTCTTGAGTAGATCCTGCGATTGTCTCCAATCACCAGTTGTAGTAACCAGCTTCTGGAAAGCCGGGCGCAGCTGATCATCGAGAACTCCGAACTGGGCCTCAAGCGTGCTTATAAAATCTTTGATTTGTGGGTTGGCGTAACTTAGGCCAAGATTGTCAAGAGACTTAGCCAGAACCTTGGCGGCTTTGTCATCTGCCGCAAATGCCTTAACCGAAGCCTTGCCGTATCCCAGGAGTTTTTGTGCGGCGAATACACCCGCAAAGGTCTTGCCTAATTTTTTAACGCTCTTATCAAAGCCAGTTATTTGCTTCTGGCCCTTTTGCAGTGCCTTGCCATTCCAGGTAGCAACCGCGTTAACTAGTAAGTTAGACATTAGGCCCCCAGCGCATAACCTGATTGAGTTCCAGCACCACCAGCGGTGTTGAATGTCGTTGTCGCTTTATCGATTGCCTTGATTACACTCAGGTAAGCTTTGCCCTGATCCTGCTCCCAGGCCTTAAATATTAAACGGCCACGCTCTTTGCCCTTGCCGTATAGAGGCCCCATGGATCCAATGAATATTCTTCCAGCCTGAGGGTTGCTAGATCGGCTGACATCCCGGCCTCCACCCTTAGGGCCTACCCACGGTTGTCCATCAGCTCCAGACTTACGCCCGGCAGTCTCATAGATTGCTCCGGCGGCTGAGTTGTTGGCTACATAGAAACGAGCTGCAAAGCCAGCCCTATTGACTCTGGACTTGCCCTGGCGATAAACGATGCCACGCTTGACCTCTGATGCGTCATAGAGCGGGAACGCACGAACACGCCCGCCAGTATTAAAGACTGGTGCGGCTGAGGGCTTGTTCCCCTTTTCCCAGCCGTATAAGTAGCTGGGATAGGGAATAGGTACATCGCCACGGGCTTTATCACGAATTGTTATCATTGCAGCTTTAATTTCTTTGTTCATCTCTTTATAGAGAACCCCATCAAATTTACGCATGGCCTTAAGAGTGGGTTCAACGCCGCTTATGTTTACTGGCATTCGCCCTCTCCTTCGCTCGATCATTCAATACTTGAAGCACGGCTTTAAACATTCGTTCGTCTAACTCTAAAACATCATTGGGGCTTAGCTGCAATTCCACCGCTAGTGAGGCCACTAGGTAGGTGAAACTCCCCCGATCTATTTTTTTGCAGGTTCGTCATCCAATACTTCCACTGAGATCAAAGTCGTCAAGAACTCTTCGCTGAATGGAGGAATGACCTCTACGCGAGAAAGCGCGTTATGCGCCAGCCAGTAGATGTCACTCTGCTTCTCTTCGTCCCGGAACTGCTTATGAATGCCTTTGCCTGTGTACTTTTCAAACGCATATTCAACCACTGGAGTGATCGGAACGACCACATCCCCAGAGGCCCTGGTGATTTTCAAGCGTGCCATTTTTTGCTCCTTAGAATGCCACTGATGTTGAGACAGTGACTGTTGTGTTCACGGTGAATGAAATGCTGGATGCAGCTTCATCGCCAACCCCACCTGTGCCCACTGGGGTCAGGTTGTTGACAAAGATTGAGAACTGATAAGTGGGATTAGTCGCGCTCACGGCGGTTCCCTTTACAGTGATCATTGAGACGGCCAATGTTGTGGCAAAGGCTGATTGTAGAGTGGTCATAACTGCGGCTGCGCCCCAGTCATTAAAGAAGTCAATTTGTAGCGTTGCGGATTGTAATCCACCCACTACCTTATGAGAGAGATCACCCATAGTCGTGACTTCCAGCTCATCTACGATTTGCGTTAAGGTAATTCCGCTGACATACGCGCTGATGTCAATTGAAGGTACAGTTGGCGCGGCTGCGGTTGCGAGTTTCACGCCAACATTGTTATTTAGATATATAGCCATTTAGTTTTCCTCGGTTTCTGTTGTCGTTGGCTTCGCAGCCTTTGTATCCTTGATCTGGCCGACTTTGACAAGCCAAGCCAAATTCTCTGCGTTTGTTTCGCTCATTTTATCTCCTATGACCAAGTGGTAAGAACGGTTATATTGAAATCCGATGTGAGCATGGGCCCGCTCGGTGCATCCAACACTGAAGGAGCTGATGCGCCGGTGATGTTGAATACCAAAGCTGATGAAGCTAGTTTATTGAAGACGGCCACAATGGTGCTTTCCATGCCGTTCAAATTCCCCTGGTTGTCTAGATAAGGAACCGTCATAATAATCTTGAAGTTTGCCATGCAAGCGATAGAAGCTTGAGAGTTGTTAGAGGGCACAAGGTAGGGATCACTTGGCGCAACTATCACTGAATTGGCAAGAATTACTGGCGGTGGGAAGCTGAAGGTTGACCACACACCAGCATTGGCCAGGGCCGCCGCTATCGTTGTGCGCAGGGTTGTAAGAGCTGCTGGAGGCATCGGTCATCCAACCATTCCCGAAGGTGAAAGATAAGGGGCAAGAAGCCCCCGAATACTTGCCATTAAAGTGTTGGACATTCTAAATGGGCTTGGAGCATATCCATCAATTCCCATTCCTCCGTTTTGTGTAGCTTGTCGAGATTGCCAAATATTAGTGGCAAGCATGAGTGAGGCTGAGCGAATAGCTGCGGTTGAGGCATAAGAGGCGCTTTTATGGTCTGGGCCAGTCATCAAGCCATAAGGTTGAACTAAGTGGATCAACTCATCGGTGCCAGTGCTTGCGTATTGAATGTATTGGTATCCAAGCGGATAAACCCAGCGGCTTGGAAGATAAGGCGCACTTACTGAGGATGGATAAGGGCTGGTGCTGGTGATTGTCTTTGATCCATTAAAGCCTGCGCCGCACCCGCTTATTGTCACCACTTGGCCCACTACGAACTGGCCAGGATTGGCAATGATCGCCGTGGCTACATTTGAAGAACGCCCCGTGGCCACAATCGGAGCGGTGTTAAACCAAAGAAAAGAATCAATAAGATCCTGAGCAGTCTGACAACATTCCTCCACAGTCGCGTCTGTATAAAGTGTGCCAATTCCAAGTGAATCGCGTAATTCCTGCATTGTCGTGTATGTCGCTGCCATGATCATCCTTCCTTTGATAAGGCTCACAGAGCCAGGGCCTCCTAGCCCTGTGAGCGGCTTAGGGTTTTATCAGGTCAAGTTATAGCGTTGCAAACCACCGGATACCAGTGTTTTTGTCGCGAAGTAACCGTAAAGCATCGTGCTAATTTCACCAGTCGCAACGACATTGACTGAGAGCGTCAGCTTTGGTGATTCGTAGATGGCAATGCTCATTGGATTAACAATGAAGGCTGCGTCATCGATTGTCGTGCTGACCATGTTTTGATCAACCCAGAGATCTAAGCCCATCATGTCGCCGCGCAATCCGCGTGGTGTTGATTGGCCGTTAGCGTTCATTGGAGAAGCCGCGTTGAAGATGCTTCGTCCTGTTGTGTCCAGGCTTCCAATCAAAAGTGACCAGACGCTTGTGCCTGCAATGAATGCAGTTGCAGTCTCACCGCTTGCCGCATATACGGCTGGCGCAGCTTGTGCGACATAAGCCTGAAGTCCTGCGATAGTTGCAGCTTGTGCAGTTGATTGAGTTCCGCCTGAGACAATCTCGGCAATAACCGCAGCATCAGATGCCTTGGCGTAAGCTCGAAGACAGTTCTCATACATAGCTGAATAAAAGCTTGGATCTGATCTGTCAAGAAGCTCTGTCGAATAAATCTGAGTTCCGGCCAGTTTGACCACAGTGGCGTTTACATAGCTGGAGACAATTTGAGTGGCCGCAGTAGATGCGCCTTCAGCAACGGTAGAAATCGTGGCGTTTGTTGTGATTTTTG